AAAGGCGCAGACTTTGCTCAATCTGTGAAAGAAGGCTTTACTGGCCGTATTCGTGGCGTTCCTACAACTCCCGTGACGGAAGAAGAGCGTGCGGCTCTTGCCATTACTCAGCGTAGAGGCGTGACTGCTGATGAGCAGGCTCTTGCCGATGCCGAGAAGGCTTCGCAGATGCGTCGAGAAGAGCTGAATGCTCTGCGTATCCGCCAGACTGAAACAGCCGCTGCTCGTGAGCAACAGCGTCAGGCGCTCCTTGCTCAGAAGAAAGCAGCCGAGGAGGCTGAAGCTAAGGCGCTTGAAACCGTTGAGCTGACTCCGACTCGTGGCAAACAAGAGCTTGGCCAGAGATTGCGCGACACCGTCATGGCTGCGCGTAAGAAGTACATCGATGAGCGTTCTCAAGCGATTGGCAAGTTTGAATCCGGAGATGAAGTTCCGGTCTTCACCGCTGCTAAAGAGATGGAAGCGGCTGGTGAGTTCATTAGCAAAACTGATGAATTCAAAGATCTTGTTAAATATTTACAAGATCGCGGAGTTGGTCGTTTAGGAAAGGCCACTCTTAACGCAGATGAGATGAAATCGTTCAGAGCCGCTTTAAGAGACATTACTCCGAAACAGCGAGTTTCTGAAACTATTTTGGACGAAGCTGGGAACAAAGTTGTTGTTCGCAAGCTTGAGCCTGTTGATATTACATTTGAAAAACTAGAAAAAATTCGCCGCAAAATTGCCGGAGAAAGAACAGGCGGTGTTGAGACTGGCTATGAGGCTATTACCGGTAAAGTAAGAGAAAATCTGATTGAAAAAATTTCCAAGGTTATGGACGATTTTTCGCCCGGATACCTTGATTACAAGAAAGCTTACGCCGAAACATCTGAGCCGCTCGACTTCTTGAAGGTCAATACAGTCGGCAAGAAAGCGGCTGGCTTCCAGAAGTTTAGCCAAGAAGAGTTTCAGGCTAACCCCGAGGCCGTGCTTGATGCCCTGCTTAATAACCCGAGCAAGAGCAATGCTGATAACTTGCTGAAGTTTGTCGGCAACGAAGGCAAAGACGATATTGAGCAGGTCGTGCTTGAGGCGCTTGTCAATAAAGCTGGCGGAAAGTCCAGCGGCTACGCCAAGGTCCTTGAGAAGTACGACGACTTCTTGGAAGCATTCCCGACAGCGAAGAAGCGTCTTCAGGACGAGTCTGCGGTGTTTGACAAGGCAACTGCTCCGGCACGCGCTGAGTACGAGAGTGCAATCGCAGGCTTGGAGCGCATCAAAGGCGAGAAGCTGGAAGACTCGCTCCGTCGCCGGATTGCAACTTCTGAGTTCCAGAAGGCTGATGCTATTCGCGTCTCGACTCAAGACAGACTTAAGAGCCTGCAAGACCTTGATAAGGACACTCTGATTGCGATCAGTGAAGAGGCCAACAAGATCCCGCTCAATACTTCGGTTGGACTTGCTCAGGCTACGGCATTGGCTGCGATCGCAGGCGGCGCTGGGCTTATTGCAAACGACTCTCCGCTTGTTGGCATTCTTGCCATCGCGGGTGGCGCTGCTACTAGTAAGGCTGCGAGAAACGCCTTTGCTAAGAAAAGAGCAGAGGTCTCTAACCGTATTGAAACTGAAGTTAAAAAGATCATCGCTAGCCGCTCTGGCGAACGTGCTGCTGCTCTCCAGCAGCGCATTGATAACCAAGACGGCATCATGCAGGCCCAACGCATTGCGAACGAGGCGCTGAAGAATATCGGCTTCAAGCCCGGTACTGGCGCTGTCACGGCTAACGCTATCTACAAGGCATTCGCTGTTGATAAGGGTGCTGAAGCTGAGAGTGACGGCTCTAGCGCCGCTGGAGAAGAGGGCATTGTTCCTGACTCTGAAGGCGATGCTGAGGTTGGCTCTGACGGCGAGTCATACGATATCGGCGAGATCATCTCGACTCGCGGCGCTGACGATCTGGCTCCGCTCATCATGTCAATCTATGAGCAAGAGTCGTCCTCCGGCAAAGCCGATACCGACAAAGAGAATTACGCTGGCGCTAAAGGACCTATGCAGGTCACGCGAGATACCTTTGAAGGTATGCGCATGGCTGGCTTGATTCCCGAGAATTACAGCTTTGACAACCAGTCGCATCTGGCCGAGGCCGGTGTTGCGTTGATTCAGGATCTGGCTCGTCGTTACGGTAACGATCCTGAAAAGATTGCTGCGGCATACTACGGCGGTCCTCGTGCGGTATCTGAGCGTGGTATTCGACGGGAGCGCCGCGACCCAAAGAATCCTAAGGCTCCGACCGTAGGCCAGTACGCTGATCAGGTATTGGCTCGCTTGATGCCAACTGCTCAGGCTAAGGAGATGGCTCGCGGTGGTGTGGCATACGCTCCGGAAGAGCAGGCCTTGCTAAGGCGTTACGCAAACAGGTAGAGTCAAGCCCATGAAAAAGAAGGACAAGTACATTCCAGTCCAAATAGAAGACGGGATATGGTACCGGGTCCGTGGGTACACACACTCGGAGTGCTGTGACTGTGCGTTGGTTCACAAGGAAGAGTATCGGCTTGTAGATGGCCATCTGGAATGGCGTGCATCTCGGGACGATAAAGCAACCAACAAACGCCGCAAGGAACTAGGCATAAAGGTGGATCGTGTCGGAAAAGACGAGTGACTCTGAATTCATCGAAGCTTGGAAAAAATTTAAAAACGCCAATAAAGTTGCCGAATTTTTTAGGATGAACGCCAGAGCGGTTCGCTCTAGAAGGCGGACTCTGGAGATTAGATACGGCATATCGTTGCCCTCTGATTCCAAAGGTCACGGGAGTGGCTGGCGCTTAAAGAAAGGGAATGCGCTAAACGAGATCGCTGAGCAACGATCTAAGGTCTACAAGCATGTGATGGACTACGAGCTGCACGATGGTGTGGTTCTCATCGCATCAGACGCACACTACTGGCCCGGTATCGTTACCCCCGGCCATCAAGCATTCTGCAAATTAGTCAAGCAATTAAAGCCTGCAATGGTGGTGCTCAATGGCGACATCTTGGATGGTGCTCGCATCAGCCGTCACGCTCGGATCATGTGGGAAAAGCAGCCCGAGCTGAAGGACGAAATCCACACTGTTCAGGATCGCTGCGCTGAGATTGAGCGAGCCGCTCAAGGCGCTAAGTTAATCCGCACTATCGGTAACCACGACAGTCGATTTGAGAATTACCTGTCAGGCCGCGTGGGCGAGTTTGAAGAGATGACTGGCACGACCTTGCTCGACTATCTCCCGCGCTGGGAGGCTGGCTGGGCGTTGCATCTGAACCGTGAGCAGGATGGCTGGGTCTGTATCCGGCACCGTCCAGTCGGAGGAGGCGTTCACTCCTCGTACAACTCAACCCTCAAGGCTGGGGTGTCCTATGTCCACGGGCATCTCCACAAGCTTCAGGTTACGCCGTGGGCGGATTATCGCGGTCGCAGATACGGCGTAGACACCGGGACGCTTGCGGAGCCATATGGGCCGCAGTTCAACTACACCGAGGCTGGCCCGGTCAACTGGGCATCGGGCTTTGCCGTTCTTACTTTTGTGGGCGGTAAGATGCTTCAGCCGGAACTGTGCGTCGTCGAACATGGTAAGGCTTGGTTCCGGGGTAAAGAGGTCTAGGGGAATCTTACACCCTCGGCATCGACTCGCTGAGCCTGAAGTGAATCCACGTAAGCGGTCACGATCGCTTCGATGAACTCATCAAACTGATCCGGCGTGAACTTCGTGAAGTCGTAGTTACCAGTCGCCTCAATGAAGGCTCCCGCTGCTGCGGAGGCTTCGTTGAGCGCCAGTTTCTCGTTGGGTGACTTGTCAATCATGTAGTTATCCATGCATTTAATCGAACAAAACTGGGCAGGTTTTTTCGAATGACCGCGTTGAGGGATGAAGAGGAACCCTCTAGCCTGTCTCTTGCAGATCTTGCACGAACCGAAAACCGACAATTTCCGTGTACTTGCCATTCTTCTGAACCTTAATTTCGGCAGGTTTGAGTAAGGAATTTGCCTTACCGATCGCATCTACTGTCGTGGTCGGAATGACTCCCGGCCCGGTCATGCGATCCATCCACCACTTGATTGCCTTGTCTCGTGCGAATCCCTTGTGCTCAAGGCAGATCCACTCCCGATAAACCACCATGCCTGAGCGGTACTCGACTCTCAGGCTGTTAGGGCTTCCGGGCTTAACATGTTGCCTGTACGCAACAGAGTTAACCGGGACCCACTGGCTTGGGATAGCGGTGCTCATCACCGGCAGCGTCGTCGCCGTGCGCTCAATCTCAGGCTCTCTAGCAGGCCAGACGTATCCACAGTCGGGGCACTCGGTGAGCGCCGCAAAAACGATGCTGTCGCATTCTGGGCAGGTCTTGGTCGGGGCTTCGCCTGCCTCATCGGTCTTGCGCGGCTTCTTGGGATTGACCCGATCCACCGGCCCGTGCCGAGCGACGTTACCCGCGAAGTCCAGCACAAGGCAGTCTTCTTTGCCGGGGTAGTTGCGCATACCCCGCCCCATGATCTGTATATACAACCCGGTTGACTGAGTCGGTCGTAGCAGGGCGAGCAGGTCTACCGCAGGCGCGTTAAAGCCGGTCGTGAGCACGCCCATGGATGCAATAGAGCGGATCTTGCCTGCCTTGAAGTCGCGCACAATCCGATCGCGCTCGGCATCGGGAGTGTCCCCGAAGATTGTTTCACAGGAGATACCATGTTTCCTGACCAGCTCGGCAATGTGCGTGGCGTGGCTGACGCCTGAGCAGAAGATCAGCCATGACTTGCGCTCAGCCCCGAAGCTCACGATTTCGCGCACCGCTGCCTCGTTCACATCGCTGCGATCGACCGCACGCTCCAGCTCACCGGCTACGAACTCACCGCCTCGGGTGCTGACTCCGCTGACATCCAATCTCGTCTTCGGCTGCTTCGATACGAGCTTCGTCAAGTATTTCTGCTCTACCATCTCGCGAACGCCAGCCTCGTAAGACAGGCCGTCGAAGAGCGAGTCATCACCGCCATACAGAAGGCCGGAGTCGAGCCGGTATGGCGTAGCCGTCAGGCCCACCACCCGCAGGTGCGGGTTCATCACTTTCAGGTTCTTGAGGAACTTCTGATACATCGTATTGGTCTTACGCGGAATCAGGTGTGCCTCGTCCACCAGTACCAAGTCCACCTTCACGAACTTGGATGCTTTGTTGTGAACCGACTGTATCCCACAGAATACAATTGACGGGTCGTACTCACGACGCTTCAAGCCAGCCGAGTTCACGCCAGCAGGCGCTTCCGGCCAGAGCGTCTTCAGCTCATCGTAGTTCTGACGGATCAACTCGCGAACGTGCGTCACGACCAGAATCTTTGTATCCGGCCATTGAGCAAGAATGCGCTTACAGAACTCCGCGATGACGATGCTCTTACCGGTGCCGGTAGGTAGCACGATCAGCGGATTGCCGTCGTTCAACTCAAAGTATCTTAGAGTGCTATCGATCGCTTCTTGTTGGTAGGGTCTAAGAGTAATCACGAATCCAGCTCCGGTTTCGGGCATGACTGAACAATTGCCATTGCCACTTGTTTCACTCGTTCTAGTTCACCGACTGCTTGTGCCATGATGAGAGCGTAGGCGTAACAATCCAAAGCCTTCATGACGATGTCCAGATCGTCAGCGGTCAGCAGCATCGTTGCGTCTACTTCTATCTCTTCATCGTCTACTTCGATTGGTCGATCCATACAGACCCGTCCCCCAGTTTGTATTCAACCCAGTTCGGTCCTGAGTTTATCTGCTCTCCGGGTATCAAGTCTGGTACGAAAAGATGATGCTCACAGCCCTTCATCTGAGCTTCTAGATTGATGCCGTTATTGTGCAACTCGCACTTCCATCCGCCCGTCTTGAGCGGTGTGCTGTGCAGGCAGGTCCTGCAAGACTTCTGTCTTGGCATGTCCTGCTCGTAACACATGCTGTGGAAGGTGCAGTACTTGCACTCGTGCCATGCCGGGTTGTTGGAGATCTTGCTAGCGGGTCTACCAGCAAAGATCACTCGGTTGGCTTTCTCAATAAACTTCTCGGCATCGTCTTTGTTGTACTCAGTGACAACACTCGTAATGTCGCGCACGCCAGCAGAGGCTGCGGTCAAGTAATGCTTCGTAGCGCCGAAGTAATGCATATAGATCTGAGCCTGCGCGTAGTACACGTAGTCCCAGCTCTTCAATGCTTCGGCTTCGCTCTTGGCTTTGAGAGACACCAGCTTCTTGTACTTGGTGTCGTTGGTAACTTTGCATTCCCAGACGTAGAGCGTGTCTGGATCTTGAATCAAGCCCGTCAGTAACCCGTCGCAGTTACCGCGAAAGTGTCCGCCCAGCGCCTCGAATGAGTGCTGAACACCGGGTTCCTTTTCCGTGGAAAGATCTAGCCCCGCTACCTTGCGGAGTAGGTCTGCAACTACCTGTTCACCCCGGTGCCCATCGTTAATTCGACGTAGCCCAGCGGCCTCAATAAAGCCTCGCTTGACCCAGCGGAAATTTAACCACAGTTTGCGATCGCATACATCACCTACTGCGGAAGCCCCAAGGTACCCCCTAGGGCGATTGTCTTGCTCGGCTTCCATGGCGGCGTTAACCGCCCGAAGCGTCAAGTCTTGATAGTCTGAAATGTTAGCCATGGCCCCTCCAAGAGGGAGGCGCGACACCCGGAAGTAGTGGGGTTGGGCAGAGGTATATGCCCCCGGATGCCGCGCCTCTTTATTTACTTCTTATGACGTTCCCAAGGCTTCGGTGCAGCGTCCGTAGGTGCTGCTGCCGGGGCCGGAGCGACGGCGGCTACGCGCTGAGGAGCCGTTCCACCAACAGGGAAGTATTTGACCTGAGCTTCCAAAGCACCCTGCTTATTTTCTTTATGTTTGATCACAACGCGAACAGGCTTGAAGTGTAGATCGTCCGATTCGCTCGGCGGGAAGTCGTAGCCCATGGCGGTGTAAAGTGCGTGGAACTGGCGCTGAGCAATCTGCTGCGCCTGCTCACTGACGTTCTTGAGATTCAGGCGATCCCAGAACTTGCGCCCCGGTTGGCATGGACCACTCAGAACGTCGAACTCCAACTGCAAGTACCAGCCGGTACCCGACTTGGTATCACGACGCTCAGATTTAATAATCTGCATGACGTAATCACCAACAGGCAGGAGTTCCGAAACAGGTTGCTCAATGTTCTGAAAGTCAGCGGGATTAAGATCAAGCTTAGCCATTTTATTTACTCTCCAATTACAGCGTTCATAGAAGTGCCAAGTGCTTCTGCAAACTTGGCGTAATCAAGGGGCAGTTGGTCCGGCAGAGGCCAGCGAGAC